GTACTGGCCTTCTGAACGCATCGCCCATCATCGCCTTGACCATCTTCGCAGTGTCTTCAGTCAAGTCACGCGCGTTGCGGTCGGCAATCGATGTAATCTTCCGCGTCGCATCGGCGGTCTTGTCTATAATCTGCACGTCGTTCATGTGCCCGCCTTAATCAGGGCTTCGACGTGGTGTTGCCGACTGCCGGGATCGCTGTTCACCATTTTGATGTGCCACGTGTCGCCGTCGATAATCACCCGGTCGTCGTTGGTAATGTCGGTGCCATAAGGCAAATACAGCCGATGCGTCACCGCCATCGCGTTGTGCATCTGCGCGACCTCAAACGCGCGTAACATGCTGATGCGGCACGGCACGCCCGTTGCGCTATCCGCCCAGGTTTCCCCGGGTTCCGGACCGGTGTTGGTTCGCGTCACGCGCCGGATGGTGCAGGTCTTATCAAGCAATCCAGCGAGGCTCATCCCACCCCCTCGCGCCGCACGCTGTTGGTAATCCGACGCACTATCTTCTGTGTTTGTTCGCTCGTTGAAATCTTGTAGCTGTAATCGCCGATGCGTTCACTCTCATATCCCGCATGCGCGAATTCGCGCCATGTGGCCGATGCCATCCAGGCACATGCCATGATTACAGCATCGGGGTATTCGGCCAATGTGATATCAGCGGCCGTGTGCGCGGCAGCCGTGGTGTTGTTGACACCGCGAATGACCGTCGCCGTTGCGTCATCCACGCTCTCGACAAACATTTGTTCGTTCTCGATGCGTATCGTGTGCCCCGCGCGCGCCGTGCCCGCTGCGCTCAATGTCAGACTGGTGCCCGTCGTGTCCGCTACCGTGCCGGTGATGCCCGATGCCCGCCATGGTGAGGCGCTGCGCATGTTGCCCGCGCCCCAGTTCCCAGTGATCTTGAAGTAGGCCGTGGTACCCGCGCCGCCCAGTGCCATATCGTTGGTATCGAGATGCAAGCGCAGCATCGTCTTCGGGTACCCGATGCGCGGTTCAAGCACGTAGTCGGTGCCCTCTATCCATGTGTCCGCGTAGCTCTCGTCACCGTCAGTATCCGTGGCTACATCAGTGGCGCTCAGTAGATCGTCTATCAAAAGAATGCCGGTGCCCGTGCCGTCGAAATATCGCGCCTGTCCCTCCGTTACGTAGAACACCCGGCCCGCCGCTGTTTCTAAATCACGACTCACGGCATTGCAGATCGCCAGCACGTCACGGTCGTAGGACGTGCCGGTGATGCCCAGCTTGGCCTTAACGGTCTCTATGTCGGTGTAGCAGTTCATGATTCGTAGCTCAGGTAGCAGTCACACCCAGGATGCAGCGGCGGGTGTAATACATCCGCGCCCGCCCATATCGGCGACTTGCCTTCCACGTTCACGCTTTGCCCTTTAGGTACGAATGCGTCATTTTCAATGCCAATGACCACGCCATCCAACTGCGCGCAGAACTCGCAGTCGCCGCCATTCCATCGAATCTTCTTGACCCCCGCGCGCATCCAGATTTCGCGCGCCACGGCGCCATCGCTTTGCGTTACGCGGTCGTTGGCCCGGCATGCCGCGTCGTTAGTCCAGTTCTCGATGCGCTTCGCCATCTCCTCTAGCAGCGCTTCCGGGTTGCCCTCGTGTTCGCGCAAGAGGCTGCGCAGTTCACCCACGGAACGCCCCGCGTGCCGTTCCGCGTAGGAGTCAATCCACCCGCGCACCCAGTCGCCGAAGTCGGCAGACATCGCAATGCCCAGGTCATCGGCAACGCTCTGGCCTAGCGCCATTTCCATTCCCTCAATGGCCGGTCCTAAAATCCGCTTCACGACGTCGGGATGGATGGCCTCGTATTCGTCGAGCCATTGCGTGAATTCGTACGCGCCGCGCGTGCCCAAAAACTTATCCGCCGCTTCGCGGAAGTCTTTCTGCTCCCGCTTGAGCAGTCGCGTGTACGCTTCCACAAGCACCGGCAGCCACTGCTTTTTGATCTTATTCCGCGCGTCTCGCCGCGTTGCCGCCCGTGTCTCTCGCTGCACATCCACCGCTTTTGTATTGGAATCGCCGTCCACACCCGGTTGCTCTTGCTCGGGTTGTTCAGTTCCCTCTTCCGGTGGTGCCATGTTCAACGGCAGCAGGTACACGTCGCCGCCTTCGTATGGGTTGCGGTCTTCTTCGTCGCGTGCCTCGTTGGGACTCAGTATCCCGTTTTGAATGGCGAGCGAATGGCCTTCCATCCGGCTCTTGTAATCACCGCGCAACAGCCCGTCGAGGTTGTAGCGGATGAAGCTGGCCTCGTCGTTACGTAGCAGCTTCCTGTCAAGTTCTTGCTCGATGCGTATGCACCTAGGCAGTGCTGTATCCGTGCGAAAATCGAGCTGCATGTGTTCGATGTTGTTGAAGTGCGCACGATCCAGTTCCATGATCTTCGTCGGTGGAACACGAAACGCGCGGCATGCCTCGATGGCAATCACCTTCAGCAATTCCGCGAGTTGCGCATCCTTGGGATTGATGCCAATCTCCGTGGGCTTCAACCCGGAATGCAGCACGGCCAGCTTGTGATCGCGATCTCCACCACCGCCGTACAGTTGCCGCCACGCTTCCTGCAGTTGCTTGATGAACGCCGCGCCGCGATCTCCGTTTTGCTGCGGGGGTGAACCGTCCATCGTCAACGCCACGCGCTTCAATCCGTCACCCGCGAATACACCCGCGCCGTAGTGCAGTGCCGCGAGGCCCATTGCGAATACGTCGCGCATATAGGTAATGGGCGCTACGCCGTGCACGCCGTCCATTGTCAGCGGACGAAAGTGAATCATGTCGCGCGCGGGCACGATGCGGCTGCTGCCCCGCCACTCAACACGGTATGCCAATCTATCGCCTATCCGCGTGGGGCGCACCTTGTCGGTAGGGATTGGCCAGAGCGATTGAGGCACCCCCGCGCTGTTCCATACGATTTGTGCATAGGCGTTCTCGCGCGCTTCCTGGTTGGCAATCATGCACTCCATCCATTCCACGCGCGTCATCTCGGGGTTCGGCTCTCGAAGGATTTTATTCAGCGGATGATCTATGTCGATCCGCTTGGTCTTGCCGCTCTCGCGTTCACGCCGGTACACGTGGATCGGCAGTGTGGCAATCGTCTCAGTGATTACGCGCACGCACGCAAACACGGGCGGGAGATGTAGCGCCACTTCGGGTGTGATATCGATCCCGGCGGTCGTGTTGCCACTGCCACGAAACCACTTCACCCACGCTTCCTTGAGCGCCGGGTCTTTATCCCATACCGATGGATGCGTTCGGGTTTCGCCACGCCATCGGGTTTTGATACGTTCAATTATCGACACTGCACGCCTCGCGCAAGTTGCGCTGTCGAGAGAATGTTGCGCACCATTCCGGCGCGTTCGAGATCGCGGGCGGTCGCTTCGCTCACCGCAATGCGCCGCCCATCCGTTGTTTCAACCATTACGATCCGGCGCTCTACGGCAGCAGGCTGTACCACACCTTCACCCCCACCGTCCGGCTGTCCCCGTTTGTGTACGCGATCTCGCATTCGTCACCCTCGCTGAATAGCCATCCGTCCGAGGATCGGTATCCGTAGTTAACGCCCTGCGTAGCAACGTCCACGGTAACCAGCGTCGTGTCGTAGGCAGCGCCTTCGCTGGCGTCCACGCCTATCGTGAAATTCCCCGTGCTGGTGTTGCTCAGCTTGTAGGTGACTTGCTCGATCTTAAATGCGCCGACCGGCGCGACGGTCAATGCCACCGCGCCCGTAGTGTTGTAGCTCACCGTGTACTGGTTGTGTGATTCCGTGGCTGTCGTGCCGGACGCCGCAAACACGCCGTTCCAGGGACACGGCGCCACAAGCATTGCAACCAGCACGGCCAACCCAACCAACAGGCCCGCTATGTGCTTACCCCCCATCGTCAGGTACCTACCGCGATCCAGTGGATCACATAGCCTTCGACGGCCTTGGTGTTTGACCCGTCGGCAATCGTCAGCTTGCCCTCCGACTCGCTGATCGCGATGTCGCCGGTTGCGGCCACGCCGCTGTTGAGTATCTGCACGAAGTGCGCGGTCACGTCTGACAGCCCGGTATCAATGTCGAGCATTCCCGCGTCGTCTTCCGCTTTTGTAACCGTGTGCGTACCGGCGCGAACGCAGCCGGTCTGCGCGACGTTGCTGGACGATGTGCCCCAGCAGATCGAACCGCTCGAACCGACGATCAACTTCGAGCCGCCTTGTTCCATGAATACATCTGCGCTGTATCCCATTCTCACTTGCTCCTATTGCGTGAACGGAGAGGGCAGCACTATGCCGCCCCCTCCGCTATTGGCCAGAGGTTACGCGGTCCCTTCATCGGGACTGGCGTGCAGCTCACCCGTGATGGTTCCGCTTGTGGTATTGTCCACCGGCGCCTTGCGCGCGCCGTACTGAATCGCCCAGATGCTCTCGCAGGTGGACGAGGTGCCGCGCGCGACTTCGCAGCGCACGTAACGCTCCGAGGGGCGATACACGTCCAACCACACATCCGCGTCGGAGGTGCCGGACGTAACGCTCGTGTCTTCGAGGTCTTCGTAGTTACCACCGGTCGTGGCGCACTGGGCCGCGTTGATGGTGTTGTTATCTGCGGCGGTACCAAAGGAAGTGACAAACAGCACGCCTTCGTAACCGCTCATGTCTACGTAGGTCGAATTGATCGGCGACGTGTCGGCTATGGCATGGTCCGCCACCTTAGTGATCTTTACGTTACTGGAAAGGTTCGGCATATTGTCACCTCCTTACGAAGACAGCGTGATACGCACAAATGCTTCTTCAAGCACCGGCATACCGTCTGTGTTAAAGCGTCCAAGGAAGCCCACCTGGTTGCTGCCAGCGTAAAGTTCCTCCAGCCGCTGCATTTCCATCTGGTGCGCATCTGCGATCCAGTACCACGAGAAGTCGCCAATCGCGCCCACGTATTCGCCCGCGGTGAACGTGTTGGGCACGTATTCGGACTCAATCACAGGGATGTTCAGCACGCGGTCGGGCTCGCCAGCAACCACGCTCGGCTGCCACAGGTAGTTGCCTTCGCCGTCTTTCAGCTTGGCCACCTGCTTGATGCCGTCGCGGTGCAGGAGCATCTTCGCGTTCTTGCGGTACTGCTGCTTCAAGGTGTACTTGGCTTCTTTCAGCCCGTCGAATTTCATCGACGTGGCGGTGTTGCCCTTCGAAACGTCGCGGCTGGTCGAGATGCCGTTGTCGCTCGCGGTGAAGATGCCAAGCGGTTGGCCGCTGCCGTTGCCGGTCAGGTAGGCTGATTCGAGCGTCACCGCGAATTTGTACGCGAGGCGATCCCGGACGAGGCCTTCAACGCTGGGAATCCGGCGAAGAAGCTCGCGCGATACCTTGATGAACTTCGCCAGAGGATGCGGGTTCAGGTCGCGTTTCCCAAAGCTCATCGTGGAATCTTCCGTACCGATGTTGAGCTCGGAGGTCCATGTCGGGTCGGCCGGGTCGTTGTCCAACGATGCGGCACCCAGGCTCGCGGCCGTCGGTACGCTGTAGGTCGTCGCCAGACTCCGCATGAATACCTGATTGTCAACGGCCTTGATGAGGTCGCTTACCCATTGCTCGGGTGTAATCAGGAATCCACCAGTCGTGTCTACGTCGGCCTGCAGCGCGCGGAATTCACGGTCAACCGTGCCTGTGCGCAACCACCGCGAATAGTCATCGACTACCCGCTGTTCATCGGCCGTTTCGGGGGTCTCACTGATCTCGGGACGCAGCGCCACGGATCGCGCATGCTCAAGCGAAAGCTCTTCCGCTTCCTGCTTCTCCATCTGCGCAACACGCTTCTTCAGCTTCTCGGCCTCGGTGTGGAACGCGTCAAACCGCGCCTCTTCTTCGGCGGTCAGATCGCGATCTTCGGCCGTTGCCTTTTCCACCAACTCGCGCGCGTCATGGATCGCCTTTGCCCGCTGTTCGAGCAGTGCGTTGATGTCCATATTCAGTTACTCCATTTCAAGTAGTTTGAGTTTCGCCAATCGCAGCGCGTGACGCGGTTTCGCTTTCTCAGTGGAGTGGTCAGCAGGGACCGGCTCCGGCTGTTCATCGGCGTCTGCCTTCTCGCGCGCTTCTGCCACCGTGGTCTCGTACCACGGCTCGGTAACAACGGAGACTTCAAAGAGCCGCACCTCTTTCAGCACGCGCACTTGTTCTCCATTGATGTCCACCATTTCTTCTTTCACCGGCATAAAGCCAAACGACATCTGATTGATGTCACCGCGCTGTACTTTCGCCAGGATGTCGCGGTCGGCTTGGCTGTCCAGGTTGGGATAAATCGTTACTTCAAGGCCCTGGTCGCTTTCGGATAACTCCAGCGTGCCGTTCGCGCGGCGCGCAAGGATGTTTAAGGGGTTGTGGCCCAGATAGGCTTTGATGTCGTCTTGCTCTTCGAGGGATTTTGCAAAGGCGCCTTTTTGGATCATCTCGCCATGGGCAATGGTGTTGAAGACGGCTGCCCGGCCGACGATCTTGGTTGGACTCTCTTCTGGTTCCGCGCTGCGCGCTTCGATGTTGAAATGCCGTATCTCGCGTTTCACAATCATCTCCGTGTCGGGGTTGGGCGGGACCCCGCCGCAGGTTGCCCATTGCCGAGGCCCCGCCCGGGAGGGTAAGCGATGGGAGAAATTACCTGTTAATGCGCACGCGCTCCACCGGCTCGCCTGTCCATGTGGAATCATCCATGTTCGGCTCGTGGGGCCGCGCGTCGTGCAGCGTGTTCATTGCGTTTAAGTCGGCGATATCGTCGTCTATCCAACGCCACGCTACTGTTCCCATGCGGTAACCCATGTCTTGCGCCTTACATAAAAAGCGCCCGATACCGCCCGCTGCAGCGGTACCGGGCAAACTCACCAACCACAAAGGATGGCCTATCCCTTGTTCGGCCTCATTATATCATTGGTTTCTCAAAGTGACTTATTGATATAAAGTGATTTGCTATATGTAGCAATGATTTGCTATATGTAGCATGAATTACTTGGCCGTCGGGCTTGACACGTCACAATCCTCGCGGGTACGGAACAGCCAACCACAGCGTTGACATTGACGGTAACGCACGATATACGCTCCCTTCACGTCGATCTTGTGGATGGTATGTGTTACTTTCGACCTTGGCGATCCACATTTCGGACAATACATACTCTGCCTTTCCCCCTCCCGATCTCTGCCTTTTTACGGATACCTCTCAGAACACCACGATTCCCGGCGCTATCGCGTCCGGTTGCACAATGGCGCGGCTCAGTCCCATAATGGCCGCGATCACGCCGTCGATTTTGTACCGCTTGTAGCCCTTGCCCCCGCTGCGGCCCGGCGTCTTGTCGCTTTTCTTCAGCTTCACGTTACCGCCGCTGTCGTAGACGATCTGGCAGTTGGATACCTGCCAGTTCAACACGGGATTGTCCGGATGTTGCACATTGCGCTGCAACACCAGCTTCTTCATCTCGGTGGTGGGCGCGTTCATCGACACGGTGCCCTGACCGTGCGGAACCATCGTCAATCCTTCATCCATAAGCTCGGTTACAATTTGCGTAGCCTGATAGCGGTCGTACGCGATCTCGGGCACGTCGAAGTGCTGCACGGTTTCCAGGATGAATTGCTTGATCACACGGTAATCGATCACGTTGCCCTCGGTGCCGAATACCCAGCCGTCGCGCAACCACATGTCATAGGGCGCGGCGTTGGACTCCGATTTATCCAGCGCCACCGCCTTTGGCAACCAGAACCATACCCACATCTTGTGCGGCTCGTCTTCGTCTTGCGGCGGAAACCATAACGCGAACGCTGTCAGGTCGTCTTCGAGGGACAAGTCCATGCCGCCGTAGGCGCGGCGTCCATACATCTCCTCGATGCTGTACTCGCCAGCGCAATCGCGCCAGTCGTCCTGGTCAATCCACACCTCATTCGCTCGGGTCCATACGTTCAGATGGTACCGCATGAAGTTGGACTGTTCCACGGGGTTCGACACGGCCTCGTCGTGCAGCTCTTTGAATATCTCGGGACGCAGGATCGTGCCGTAGCTGGGATTCGCCCGCCGCCATGTATCCTCGCTGTGCCAGTCGTCGTCGCTGGTCGCGCGGTACATCAATGCGAAGTAGCTCCAATTCTTCAATGCGCCGCTGTGTATCTTCTCGCTGAGCTCCCATTGATTCCATGCTATCGAGGTTTCGTCGTAAATACCCGCCGTTGAGATCGCCAGCATAAGTGGCTGCATGCGCGATATACCGCCACCCTTGAGCGTCTGCCACATACGCGGGGATTGCACGTGCAGCTCATCGAGGTACACGTGACTCCATTTCACGCCCTCGGCCAGTTGCGCATCGCTCGACAATACGCGGTAGATGCCTCGGCCTTTCTTGGGGTAAATGCGCCGGGTCGAGTCCACGAAGCGCAAACGCTGTGCCAGCACCGGTGAAGCCTTGGCGAGATGGCTCGATTCGTTGTAAATGATGGACGCCTGGTCCCGGTCGCCTGCTGCGACGTACACTTCCGGCGCGCGCTCGTTGTCTTTCGTCAGGCCATAGAGTGCCAGTAGTGAACAGATGAAGCTCTTGCCATTCTTCTTCGGCACCCATACCGTGCCGCGGTGAAACCGCCGGTATCCGTTTGCGCGTTTCCACCCGAACAGCGGCATGATGAGATCGTATATCTGCCAATCCAACAGCGTGACGGTGCCGCCCCCTTCTTCCACGGGATACCGCAGGTACTTCGTGGCGAACTTACACACCCGATGGCCGGCCTCTTCGTCCATCCAGCAACCCTCGATTACCGCGTCCACATCGCTAAGACTGCGTATCCACCACGGATTGAACGCCTTTGCGCCTTTGGTGTGGGACCGGCGCCCTCGCCGGTCGGGCTTCCCTTCCGCAACCTTCACCGCCTCGGCATACCTGGGATGCTCGCACGCGGGACGCCCCAGCGCATACGCCCAATCCCCGCGCGCGTATTCCTCGCGCACTTCCGTGCCGTCTACTTCCCAGGGCGGTGTGAATCTCAATTATTCAGTGTTCCTTACAGGTTCGTTTCAACTACCAAGGATTCCTTGGCGGTTGGTGCGCCCTGCCACGCCTGCCTTGCCGCGCCTCGCCCTGCCAGGCCGCGCCGTGCCCGGCCATGCCTCGCCTCGCCTGCGTTGCCTGGCCTTGCCCAGCCATACCTCGCCTAGCCATGCCACACCTGTAAACCTATGCTTGCGCACTAACGCCGGAACCCACAGCCACGCGATACCGTTCAGGGTGCGCCTCGCGTTCGACGTGCTTCGCTTCCACGGCCTCCATTGCCTGAAACACATCGACAAGTTCTTTCAACGCGGAATACTTCGCGCGAAAGGCCCGCATTTCAGACATGGCGTTTTCAAGCATCTGCACGCGCCATGTCTTATTGTCGATTACCTCTTGGATGCCACGGTATCCGCCACCGGCAGCCTTCCTGTCGTTCGGCAGGCTCACATACGCGCGCACTGGCTTTGTGTTCTCATGCACAACCGTCACATGCACGCGGATGATCTCGCGGGCCTGTTGCAGCCGGTACTTCTCGCCAGCCTCTTTGTCATTCCACTCAAACTTCTGATGAAGGCCCGTCTCGGCATTCCGGGCAAACTCCACCACGTCGGCAGCGCGCAATACGCCGCCATGTTTGTACTTAATCGACTCAAGTTCCTTCGCGATTTTCTGTTTCAACGTCATACCTACACCTCCGCATGAGCAAACAAACCCCAGCCCATGCCGTTGCTTTTCTTGCTGAACGGGCGACCTTCACCCACGCCAACCTGCATCCCTGCCCGCATAAGCAGGTTTGCAACATCATCCACCGTAAACTGATCGTTGTCGAAGCGGATTTTAACCGTCGCCTCCCATCCTTCCGCCCACATCGGACGCGGCCGAATATCCGCGACGCCAGTCTCATTGCGCACAGCCAATTCCTTGTACATCGGCTCGCCTTTGGTAATGCGAACAAGCGGCGTCCCGTCATCGACATCAAACCCATCCGCTTCAACAAAGAGACTGCACTTCGCATGTGTCATTTTGAAGCCCGCCATACGGCACGCATCAATCATCGCGTTACGAAACGCGGGCGCGGGAATGCCATAGCCGCCATCTTTCATCTTGTGCATAGCGCCTTCATACGCTGCCTGAAAGTCCTTCGCCTCGCGCTTCTTCTTGCTGCGGGCCGTCGAACCCGCCTCTTGCGTTTCCTTCATCTGCTGCCGCGCCTTGGCGGAAAACTTATTCTGCACATACAGCGCAACCCCCACGATATTGAATGCTGCCGTCTGAAACTTTGGTGGAGGGATCACCAAACTCGCATCG